GTGTCCGCGGCCTGGCCGGATTCCTTGCTGATGGAAATCAGCGACCCGCAGTTCATCACACCGAGAAATTCGCCGATGCCGGTGCCGGTAAGCCGCTCGCCCATCAGCTTCGATCCCATTTCCTCGCGCCAGCCGGAGGCAATCAGCGCGGCAAAGCTGACAGGGGAATCCGACAGTATCTCGTTAGTCGCGTAGGCCACGCCCATCAGGCTGTGAGCGTTCAATTCGACCTGCTCGAAACTCATGCGACTCGCGGTAACGGCTGCCGATTCCTCTCGGCGATAGACCCGCAGGCCACCGGATACGCTGGTGGTGTGGGTCTTATCGACGCGCGCGTTGAACGCGATCTTCGGCGCGGTCATCGGAATCGAGGTTGTGCGGCTGGCGAGAAAATCGCCCTCGGCGATCAGCGACTTCGGCGTCGGCGTCATGCCGCTCGGGATAAGGAACCCGCCGTATGGGTCGGCATAGCCGCCCTGCTCGTCGCTGCCGGCCGTCATTTTGATCGGGGCGAGCCGCTTGTCCTCTGCGCGGCCCATGCCAGCATCTATGACGCAGTGCATGAAGTCGCGGGGCGTCGCGAAGCCGCGCATGGGGTCGTCGAGGATCTTGTCGCGGATCTCCGTGACGACCTGCTCGGGGTTGGCGACGGGGGGGACGGGCCCGGCGGTGCGGCCGGTCGATGCCGCCAGGGCCGTGGTCCGACCGCTGACGACCTCCAGGACATCGATCTGGTTCTCCAGGGACTTGCACTCGGCCGTGAGTTCCTGAACGTGGGTAAGCTGCTCTTGGTCCAGGCCCTTCGCGGCGTCGGCGTCGGCGAGAATCTTGGCGGCCTCGTCATGGGCGGCGTTGCGCCGCTTGCGAAGTTCGTCGATTGTCATGTCAGGCTCCCAACGTGCCGACAGAGCATCCGTTGGGAGCGCGCAAAAAAAGCGGCACGCTTCGTCGGCAACGTGAATGGAAAACGTTGCTGACGATCCGTGCCGCAGTCTCGCTAACACTTCTCGCCGTCTACATTGTCCGGCCGCGTGCGACTCTGCGCATCGACCGGGAATGTGATTGGCTCCCGATTGTCAACGTATTCTACGCGCTACGGTGCAGGCGTGTCAAGAACTTTTTCAGATTTATTTTCAGCTTCGCTGTGCTGCTATTCCACGCTCAGGCGCGGATCGTGTCAACCATAACCTGCGCCGTCGCCGCCCGCCGCTGGGCCGTCGCCGCTTCCAGCCGGCCGATGAGCTCGCCCAGCGTGGCCTCGAAAGGCTGCACCGCGTCTATCAGGCCCATGCTCTTGGCTTTGGCCGCGATGAAGACTCGCCCGTCCGCGGCCCCTACACCCATCGTCAAAGCCAAGCTCCGGGAAGCGTTGACGTGATCGATGAAGTTGCGGCCGAGATCATCCACGATCTCTTGCTCGGCCTTGAGTTGCTTGGCAGAGATCGGCACGCCGGGAATGCCCGTCGCCTTGTGGGGCGCGGTTGTCAGGACGTGGACCTCTACGCCGTCCTTTTCCGCCTTGGCCGATGAGTCCTCAAGGACAAGAACCGTCCCCAGACTACCGATCAGGGCGTTGGCGTTGGCTGTGATTCGCTCGGCGCCGGCGGCGACGTAGTAGGCGGCCGAGGCCCCTTGGTCGTCGATGTGCGCGTAGAGGGGCTTCTGCTTTCCGGCCTTGACGACATCGGCAGCCAGATCGGGGCAGCCTGCCACCGTCCCGCCCGGAGAATCAATGGAGAGTAATATGGCCTCGACAGCCTCATCAGATACCGCCTTCCTGAGCGCTTGCCGCGTTCGGATCGTGGACGTGCCGCCGAAGCTGGACACGCCCTTTGTCATCATTCCAATAATCGAGATTCGCGCCACGCCTTCGTACAGCCGGTACAGCCCTTCGTCGTCGGGCTCGCCCTTCGGTGGCGCCGCCGCCTGGGGCAACTGCCCCGCGCGATAAGCCGCGACCATTTCGCTCAGCCAGCGGGAATCAGCCCACCACGGCCCGATGTGCTGCGCGGCGCATTTGAGTTCAGTGTCATTCATCGTGTGCCTTTCTCAGCAGAGGAGAACCTTATGCCATTTATGCCACAACCTGCGGAAGAATCTGCCAATGTTCCTGGCCACAACCCAGAGCCAAGGCCGATAGACGGAACCAAGGCGCACCGTGAAATCTGGTAGCGCATCACCAACTGCCACGGGCGGGAGGTCCGGGCTTTCGACAATGAGCCTCACGGTGTCCACGGCCTCATCATAATCCACGCCACGCACGCGAACATCGCGCAGGCCGGCCAAGACAACAGCATCCCCGAGCACGGTGTTGCCAGGTATCATAATGTCCGCGATGAGGCTCCCGCTGATACTCACAACGGCGCAGCGGTGTGTCTGAGGTTTGTCATTCATCATTCGCTCCCATCGCCGCCAACACGGCGTCAGTAATGTGGTCGGTCAGATATACAGCAGCTTCACCGGGGCGGTCTATCAGCCAGCCGCCGCAGACCTCCTTGACTGTGCCGGCCAGGTACGCCTCGGCAACGTCGGCCTCGGACCGGGCAACATGCATCTCCGCGAATAGGCCCATCTCGGCTATTCCAACCTCCATCAGCGAAGGCGTTGCAAGCGTGACGCTGATGGTGCCGATCCCGGCGGATATAGGCCAGCCGCACGAAGTAGCGCACAACTCAGCCAACATCTCCGCCGGCGCCCGCAATGCATCTCGGATATATTCCCGGTGCTCCACATAGAACTTGAGAGACCAGCCTGAGAACGCCGCCGCATCGCCCTCGTACTTCTTCGCCGCGCGAATTGCCGCGTTGGCCTCTTTGCGCAGCACGCGCTCAGTCGCGTCGGCGAATGCCCGGGCCGTGGTTTTCTTCAGCGCTTCAGTATCAGGCTTGTCCTGCTGGCCCTGTTCCTGCCCGGCCTCGTTTGGAGGGGCCCCGGGGGCAGGCGGCTTGCCCGCATCCTCCAGCTTCACCATGTTCATCGGCACGAGGCGAATGTCGCCGGCCGGCCCAATGGGGTTCATGTCTTCCATCTCAAGGATGATATTGGGGGTGTAGGCGCCCAAGTCTCGCATTTGCCGGTAGTGCATCGTCTGCGCTTGCGTATCGCCACGGAGGCGAGCCTTGACGTTCAGCTTGGTGAACGTCTTGCCGAACGTCTTGAGGTCCATGACCCCGCCATTGATGAGCTTGAAATCCGCTTCTTCTTCCAACCTCTTTGCCCACGGCACGACGCCATCCTTGACGAACTCGATCTCGGATTGTTCCACGTTCTTGAAGTGAGCGTTGGAGTAATCGCCCAGCTTGTGGGGCGGCACGCCGAACCACCGGGTGGCCTCTTGGACGCCGAACAACCTGGTCTCAAGGAACTGCGCATCGTCCGGCGGTACGCCGCGCTCCGTCCAGGTCATCGACTCCTCAAGCAAGAGGATTCGATTCGCCCGGCCGACGCCCTGATGGCCTTCGTTGATGGACTTCCGCAGATTTGCCTCAGCCTTGGGCCCCAGGTGTTCCGGGTGGGTGACCACGCCGCCCATGTGCGCGCCCTGGCCGAAGAATGAAGCGCCGAACTTCTCCGCCGCAATGCCAAGTCCGACGCACTCCCGCGCCATCGTCAGGACCGAGTAGCCCTTCAACCCGTCGTAGCCCATGCCCTTGATGTGGAACATATCGGCGGCGCGGATGTATTCAAACTTGTTGTGGCCGAAGTCGATTTCGTAGACAAGCTCCCCGCTTTCCCGGCGCTTGGGTATGACGCGCGTCGGAGCGATCGGCCAGAGCCCCAAGGGATCGCCCCGGCCGGAGCGCTCGATCTCGGCGTAGCCGTTCCCGCGCAGCAGCGCCCAGCCCATCATCGTCTCGCGAAAGGCAAACGCGCCCATCTCCGTGTTCGGGCGATGGCGCAGCAAGGGGTCAACAGGATCATCCGTGTTGCGCTTCTTGCCGCCGTCCTCTTGGCGGTTGTAGACGTGCCACGTCAGGCCAGCAAGCGCGCTGGTCAAAATTCTCACCGCCGCCCAGAATGGGGAGTGCGTCAGGGCATTATCGCCATCGACCTTGACCCCAGCCATCGGCAGGATCGAGTTCCACATATTACTGCCGTGCGGGTCCTGCACTGCGGCCTTGCGGCCCTTTACCATCTGTCCGAGTATACTCATTAGTCTTTCCCTACGATCAATGCTACCAAGGCCAGCCCCAGCACGATCAATGCCAGGGGCGGCGCGAGCAGATACGCACCGGCGCCCAGCACGCCCACGCCAAGCAGCCCTATGATTATCTTCGCTATCCGTAGTTTCATGCCTGCGCACTCGCAAATAATG